AGTCTTGAAGTGGTTGTTGATAACGTTGTGAATTTAGGGATTGGTTCTCAATTGGCTAGTTGGAGAGTTAATATAACTCCTCCGTTACCAGTTGGAACCACAATATCTTTTGTGTTATCGGTTAACGAGATTAAAACGTATTATTCACCAGGAACTGGAACCATAAATGGAACAACTGTGGTTAAGTTTAATAATAACATTTTAAACTCGTATCTTTCAGGATTTACACCTTTAGTTGAATCACCAAGAGAGTTCTGTTCACCAAATACACAATCAGCCACCACAACATCTGCATTTTATTCGACAAACTTACAAAACCCTCAACAACTTCAAAGAGTTACAATGGGACATGGTGATGTTGTGTCAGGAACTTCATTATCTGAGTTAAATATAACTGAAGGTGCGGTAGGTTTTAATTCATGTATAACTAAACTTGAACAAAGTATATTAGTGTCTACTTCATCGGCCACCATTACAGGTGGTGTTTGTAATAGTATAACAAATAACCCACAGTCACAAGGAATTAATAATCATACAATAGTATTAGGTCAGAGTACGAGTGAAAACTAAAAGTTTTAAAAATAAAATAGAATAAGAATATTTATAAAAAATGTCATACATTATAAAAAATACATCAGGATTAATTAACACCAGACTAACTGATGTTGGAAGAAGAAACATATCGCTGGGAAGCTTTAATATTTCTTATTTTCAAATTGGTGATAGTGAGGTTAATTATAGTGCGGTTCCAAACTACAATATAGTTAATAATAATATTTTAATGCCAGCCTTTAATGCTCAAAACGATACTGGTACACCACGTTCAAATAAACAAAACATTAAATACCCGTATTATGTTCAAGGCGGTGCAGGTAATACGTATGGTATTCCATTTTTAGATAGCCAATTCCAATCTGTTTATAATTCGGCAGGTGTTAAGGGATTTTTTACAACAGGAGTAACGTCAGCACAAACAAGTTCGGCATATACCGTAACATCAAATTATTTGGTAGATATGACAACTTTATCGGGTCAAACATCGATAGATATTACACTAGACTATTGTGCTGCAACAACTGGAACACCTTCAATAAATGACTACATTACTATATTCTTTGACCCTAATGGTGGTTGTGGTGATTTTGGAACATATCCAATTTTAACTTACAGAATTCAAGATATGAGTCCATCAACAGGGACTACAGGTACAACAGGTTATACTTTAACTTTAGATAGAAGTGTTCCTGATTACAGTGTAGTTGCACCTTCAGGAAGTATTGCAAGGGTGTTAATTTATCCATCTGGTATGACTCAACTATATGATTCTATAACTCCAGCACCTTATTGGCAAACAGACACACTTAATTTTGAGTCTCCTTGTGATGTGACAAATCGTGAAAATACGTTAGTTTGGAATATGAATATTCCATGGTCTGTAAGCCCTGCGGGTGTTTTTAGTAACCAATATGAAGATTATACTCAGTACGGTTCAGTTTCTTATATTGGTACAAAAGAATATTTGGGATATCAAGAGCCAAGTGGACAAACAGACACTAGTTTAGTTTTTTATTATAATTCATTTGACGAAAGAATAATAGTACCTCCAGCACAACAAAAGGCTATTGGTATTATACACTATACTAATCAATCAATCGATAATGTTTATGGTGAAAAATTTTCAACTACACCTTTTGACCCACAAAATCCAACAGATAGTACTGGTTTAGCAAGACATTTTAAGATAACATTACCTACATTAATGTGGCACAAATCTACAGGTGGTACTATTGGTGAAACATTCTATATAGACCCTCCAGGTTACGATAATTTATGTGTACCGTTCTATATTAAGTCTACTAAAAACATTGACATGAATGACCCTGGTATTAGGTATTATCATTTATGGGATACAAATCCTGATAGTAACGGAAATCTAAATAGAATTGGAAAAGTTTTCCCTGATTCACAAATTGTTGTTATTGACGATGAAGAAGTAATTGCAGCAATGTCCTACAAGGCAAATAGAAATTGGACAATACCTGCACCAAAGTTATCTTTATTAACTCCAAACACTTGTTTTTCAAACGGACAAAGTGCTACAGGTTTATTATCGAACGATACTCAAAAAATGTGGGTTACATACAGATTAGATTCTACAGGATTTACGAATTCATTACATTGTAATTATTATTCAATGATTACAGGACCTACAACAGGTTGTACAACTGATTCGCAAAACGTAGCGGTTAGATTTGGAAGTGAATTCCCTTTCTTATCTGACGGAAGTTTTGGTGATGGAACACTCACAGGGTTTTCTGCAAATTCTTTAAAATTAATTTGTCAAATTGTAATAGGAGATGCTCAACCAAGTCCAACAAATTGGAAAGAGATTGATGTTACTAATGAAATTAGTGGTTCAACAATCAATGGTTATTTAACCGTAAGTGGTATTACAGGTAATACGTTCCAAATTACAAGTGACTTGTATAATAATGCTAGTCTTTATGATTTGTCGGATTACATTGATATACCAACAAACGGACAAACTGATATATTGAATTTTGGTGACGAATATTATTTTTATGGGAACTTAGAAAGTGATATAACTGCAACCATTTATGAGATGAGATATCTTATAAATCTTGGAAGAAATCAGTTTACTAATACATCAAATCCTACATGGACTTCAGGAACAACTTCATATGTTACTGAAATTGGTCTTTACGATGCAAATAAAGACCTTATAGTTATATCTAAGCTACAATCACCTGAGTTAAGGCAAGGTATTCAACAGTATGTGGTAAAACTTGATTTTTAGGGTTACACTTCAGTACTAACTACTTTTGTCGTAATTATGATATTTATAATTATGACAAAAGTTTTTATTTATATTTTAATTGACCCACAATCAAAACAACTCCGATATGTTGGAAAAACAACAGATATTAATCGTAGATTGAGGAGGCATATTAGTGAAAGGGTTTTACATGATAGTTATAAAGATAGGTGGATAAGAAAATTAATTGATAATAATTTTTTACCACAAATTGAGGTTATTGATGTTGTAGATAAATCTGATTGGGGTTATTGGGAAAAATTTTATATTTCGTATTTCAAGTATATTGGATGTGAATTAACCAACGGGACTATTGGTGGTGATGAACCACCATCAACAAAAGGAAGGAAACATACTTCAGAATCAAAGTTAAAAATGTCTGAAACTAAGAAAGGTAAACCAATTCCTTGGCTTAATAATGGTCTTGAAAGAACTGAAACACATAAAAAAAATTTATCCAAATCGTGTAAAGGTAGAAAATCACCAAATAAAGGAAAAACATATACTGAAAAATTCAAAAAAAGATTATCTAACGCATCAACAGTTAAAATAAAAGTTAGACAATTAGATTTGAATGGTAATTTAATTAAAGTTTGGGAATCAATCGCATTAGCACAAAACTCTTTACAAATTAGACATATTTCCGAAGTTTGTAGAAATGTTCGTAATCATAAAACCTCAGGAGGGTTTAGATGGGAATATGAAAAATAAAAAAGATATTAGAACAAAAATGAATAAAAATAAACTTAATCAATCCCCCAAGGTATTAGGGTTAGATGTGTCAACTCGTACAATTGGTGTTGCATTATTTGACATCCAAACAAAAGAACTTTTAGAATTAACACACATTTCTCCTGTACCTAAACCAAAGGTTGAAAATAAAATTGAAGAACTTATTCTTAAAGGACACATCTTTAGAAAAAAACTTGAAGATTATGTTGGAATGGGAATCACAAATGTTGTGATTGAGGAACCACTTTTAAATTCTAATAACGTATATACCGTTGGAACCTTAATGAGGTTCAATACCTTGGTATGTAAAGAAGTCTACGATGTTCTTGGAATCGTACCTGAATTCATCTCAACTTATAATTCAAGAAAATTTGCCTTCCCCCACCTTGTACAACAAAACGATAAAGGAAAATTCGTTTTATTTGGTGGTCTTCCAAAAGACATAGACAAGAAAGTCGTGATATGGGAATTAGTAGCAAAACGCGAACCACAAATCTTGTGGCAATACACCAAAAACAATACCCTCAAAAAAGAAAATTTTGATTCTACTGATGCTTATTGTGCCGCACTCGGTTTAATGAAAATGAAAGAAATTTGGTAATTCCAAATTTTTGCCTATCTTT